GTTATATATCATCTGTCTGTACACTTCTTTCTTATATCTCTTAGCCTTTAACCTAGAGAGTTCCTCAACCCTTACTTCCTCTCTATGAGGTTCTTCCTTCAGTAGGTCGTTCAAATCTCTAAGTTCCTTCCACATGATTATAAGTTACCTGTTAAAAACTTCTTAAGTTTCTCTATCATCTCCATATCAGCTCAATGTTTCTCTAACCATTCCTTATCTTTCTTCCATACATTAGTACTGAATCATTTGTTGATTAAGTATTGTCTAATGTCTGCTGGAATCTTGAACATAGGGATTGCTGAAACCTGTGCTTCAAATCTGATTCTACCTTTAGGTGCTACTACCGTTGTTGATGTTCAGTTTCATACAATTTCTCATCTTGCTGGAACATTATCAACCTTTGGTTCTTCAATATTCTCTATTTCATTTTCAATAACGGTACTAACTACGTTTTCTTCTTCTACAACCTCTGGTTTTACTTCTTCTACCTTTGGTTCTACTACCTTAGCCTTCTTTTTGATGGCTATTTTTCTTTTAGCTGGCATAATATAAGATTAAGTAATAAATTAACCCATACCGTTAGACACATTTAGATTCTGCATTCATCATACATTCAGACTTGTTCATCTGTCTGCATGACTACCTACATCGAATCATGTTCATGAATCTACGTTGTCTGTAGTTCAATAGTTTATCTTAGTTAATGGGTTTTCGTTATTTTCTCCAGCCGTTTTGAAGTCTGTAACCTTAGGTTGTGCTGCCATATTCATCTCAGCTGTACCTAGTCATTGACTTACCATGTACTGTAAGGCTTGGATAGCTCTGTATTTAGCATCTGTATCCTCAGCTCTGTTATAGTACCATAATCTCATCTGTACGTTACAATTAACTGGGATATAGATGGATACATTCTGATTAAGTAATAATACGTCTTGCTTACATTGATAATCTTCTGGTGTTAATTCATTGATTGCGTCTATCTCACTTTCATCTAGTCCATTATAATATCATATAGCTCTACGTATATTATTAAGTAAGAATGGTTGTGTCTTTGGGTCATTTACCAACATCTGGTATTGTTCCATATATGCTGCCTTCTTCTCTTGATAGATGATATCTTTTAAGATAGGGTCAACTACCATGATTGAGAAGTCTCACTTGATATCTTTTTTACTAACTTTCTTATATGTTCAGCTTAATCAGTTATTCACTCTACGGATTACCTTCTTACTAGAATTCCTCCAGTGATATAACATGAATGCTCTATATAGCTCAGCAAAGTCTTTAGTTCAGTAAGATAAAATCTGATTCTGTAATGATGTAATCATATTAGCATTGATTTTCTGTATCTTACTTGCTGTTGCTGTATTAGGGTCAGAATTCTCACTTAATCCTAGTCATTGTGCTGTAGCATTAGTGAATGATTCTGATAATGCTTTGTTCTTAATCATTGCCAATGAGTTATATAAGTCTTGGCTTATATTCGTCTGTGGCAATTCATATACCATACTAGATATAGGTTTAGTCATATCTCTCATCTTCACAGGGAACCATCTATTCTTAATACTCTGATTCTTCAAAGTGTTAATATTATTTAGGAATACCTGCTCGTCTATGAAGATATTACCTCACATGGCTTCCCTAGTAACCTTAATCTTATATAGGTTGAGCAATAATTGCTCTGTTCTATGTCAGTCTTCTATAATATTTACTAATGATGTTCCCCACCAATCCTGTGCATCGTATGCGAATCCATAAACAGCAATAGGTATAATATTATCTGTCTCTGGTACGTCATAGATGTCCATAATCTGGTCACATAACATCAATACTAAGTATAATTTGTTCTCTCCAGATTCTTCATCATATATATAAGTATAGTGATAGTGGATTGTGTAATGTCCAGTAGTAGAATTATAACAAGTATCTATGCTTCTTAGGAATGCGTCCTCTGTCTCTAATCAGTTAATATATACATCATAGTTATTGAGTATCATTTCCTTGAAGTCCTTATTAGCAGCTACTGGTAATTCCTCTAGCTGTTTTCTTGTTACCACTCTATCAAATCCGAAGAATGGATAATCCTTAACTAGTAATGAACCATCATTATAAGGATATACAAATCTTGGGTCTATCCTTTGAACTGTTGGTACATTCTTCTTATTATCATACCCACTAAAAAGAAAGACAGCCTTTCAATATTTAGCGATATCCATTAACCCAATATATCTATCAAAGTCCCATCTCTCATTAACATAGTCAGTCTTGAACATATCTGTGAAGTTTCTAGCTTCCATTTGATATAGTACATTCTCATCTTCCCATGAAACATCTGGTTCATTGATGATACACGTAGCCTGCATTGTCCTAGACGTACTCCAGAACAACTGACTTTTCATTAACTCATCGTTCTTTTTAGTTGCGTATATATCTTTCTGTGATTGAAAAAGAGAGTTCTTAGACCTGTTGGCATCAAATCCATGTCTGTACTCTCATATTATCTTAGACCTTAATTCATCTGTTAGTTTAACCATCTATCTTGATATTGAAGTTAAATAACCTGTAATCTCATCATCGAAATACCTTAAATATGGATACATTCTCATTATCATGGTATCTAATAAGTCTGGACTCCTTCAGATTCTTGCTTTCATCTTGTCCTTAGTCTCTATTCTCGTCTTCCCATCTATAGATTTCTCATCTATATAGCAGTTCATCATCTCCTGTACTAAGATTTCCCAGTCCCTATCAGCATCTAAATGTTCCCATTTAACAGCAATTTCTCATTTCTGTATCTTTTCTTGTAGTAGGAACGCACATTGACTCTTTAAGTTAGCATAATTCTGCTTTGCTCATGTCTCTACTGGCTTAGAATTGTTCACAAACCCAGTAGAGTAGGGGATTCAGTCTACAACTCATCCTCATACTCAATCAGCATCAATTATTATGTTCCTTGCCTCTATCTCGTACTGATTCTGTATCAATCTAATCGATGTTTTCACATCTTCTACACTACTTTTAGCATAAGTCCATACTCTTATCCATGTATTTCATCTTCGTAAAGATATTCTAGTCGTATCTTTTCAGAATCTGGCAACATCACAGATAAGAAAGTAATTATCTCACTTGCTTTCATTAGTTTTTAAGCTATCCAAGTCTGATTGCTTGAATAACATCCATACATTATCATCGAAATCCCATTTTCAGTACAACAATCTCTGCTTTGTCTTCTCACTAGCTCTCTCTAGATTAGCAATATAACCCTTATCGATGAAGTTATTAGAATATACCAGTGATGGTATGAATACAGCTCTATCCCCATCCTTATGTTTATGCTTATAATACCTCTCATAAACGTGTCATGGATTAGGATTGAAGGTTTCTAGCACCTTACCTAGTATTCAATACTCTTCATTCTTGAATCTTCATACTCTGGTCTGTAATATCTCTATTCATTCGATAGGACATTCTGCTGATTCCTCTACAAATGCTCATGTGAGTTCCAAACTTCAGAACCTGTTATACAATGGGTCTTGTGGTAAATAACATCACTCCCTTAATAATATCTGACTACCATTAGGGAAAGTTATAATATTAGATACATTATTAAGTTTACCACGCATACTATCTGGTATGTTGTAGTCTCTATAGAATTTCTCTAAGGAGATAACAGAAGTCTGCTTGATATTCTTAATAGTGTCTCTAACTAGAGCATATCTGACTCATGGAAATTGATTACACATCCTCCATAACCAGATGATTCATAGATAAGTCTTACCTCATCATGCTCATCCTCAGTATCAAATAGCCGTATGATAATCGTCCATCAATACTTCAAATGCTTTCTGCTGGTTCTCGGTCAGTTTTATCTCTACGTTAGCCATTATATTACACCTATCTACATTTCTAAAATTTTTTTTATTTTTTTTTCTTAGCTTGTTCTTTTAGGTCTTTTAATAAGTTCTCATAATCCTTTTTCTCTTTAACTCTGTGTCTCCAATTTCTTTGGTTGACAGAGAAATGATTTTGACTTAATTCTATTTGGTCTACTTGGTCATCTGGCACAATCTTCTTTCCTAATCGCTGCTGGAACTCAAAGAGTCCAATCTCCTTAATACTTCTTCCTCATTCTCCCATGAGGTCATCTTCTCACTCTCTGAGGAATTCACAGATATATCAGAGACATACCTTTGCTTTGTATCAATCTGAGTGTCCCCCTTGATTGTATCTCCTGCTCATTCTTTAGATTTTCAAGGAACTAAACTAAATTCTACCTTTACCTTATCATCTACTCATATCTCGTCTAACGCATCTTCCTTGTATCTCTTATCCCTCAACGTTAAATATTTAAGTGCTACATTAGCATCTCATAATCCTATCCTTCTCATGACTGCTGCTCTAGCCATCATCTTCGGAAACTGTCTAGCTCTATCCATCCTAATAGCAAAGTCTGGATTATTCTTCTTATGTAAATAATAAGAAGCTGTACTGATTCACGCATACATACATGCTTCCTCTACAGTACAATCCTGCCTAAGACAATCCTCTAATATCCTATAATGTTCTTCCCCTATGTGTGGATTCTCCCTAGTAATCTGATTCGCTGCTGGAATAGGTAACATATCCTCAACTGTCTTTATCTTAGATAGAGTCTTTAAGTCCTTGACTTCTTCTCAATTTAATTTCATACTCTAAAATAATCAATTAAAACCTGCCACCATTTTCTCTTTGGCTTCATATTAAACTTATTAGGAATCTTCTTGTCATCTGATGGTGTATAAATAGCCTTATTAACATCCCATCACTTCCTTAGCCTCAAACAAAAGGCTTGATAAGATACAGGTCTCTTTCCTGCTTGACTCATTCTCTCTAAATGGACATTGTAGGCATGTCTCCTACTTCAATACGTTGCCAAATAATTAAATACCATGATATTTTAGAAAAAAATAAAAAACTAAGTCCTTATCCTGTACTTAGTCCATGTATTCTTCCAATTTCTCTTAGGAGTATGAAAATTCTTAGTTGACCATAGCTTCTCATTCTCCTCTATTAAAATAGGTATTACCATATCTAAATCGTATGGCTCTGAATCTCAACGTGTATATTCATATACCTTCCTCCTTAACTCTGCTGCTGTTCACTCCCCAAACTTCTTATCCAAATTCTCATCATACTTAGCATTAGTATCCATCTTAGCCACAGTATCTCATCTAGGTCATGTCGTCCAATTACATTTATGACACTGTGCATTAATATTCTCCCTATCTAAACATATATGCTGAAATCTTCTACTATACCTATGTCATCATGCTAACTCCTTCCATGTACAAAAATTATCACAGGATATACATCTTCAGTTCCCATCTGCATCAGTATCCCTTAACTTCGCATTCTCCTGTGCTATAGCCATAGCAAATTGAAGTGGCTTAATCTTAGGTGCTGCCGTCTTATACTCCCTCTTTGGCTTTCACTCCAACACCCTTATCTCATTCATCATCTTCCTACGATACTCCGTCTCCTTCTTATTTATATAACTTTTCCTTAACCTATCATTCTTCTCTACCTCATGTTCCCAATTCTTCTCTACAACCCTTTTCTTGTTCTGTAATAAAATATCATATTTCCATTCAGCTTTCTTCTTCATCTCCTCTATCTTCTTCTCCCACTTCCTTACTACATCTAATTTTGTCCTCATTAAAGAAAAATCCCTGTAATAAAATTATTACAGAGAGTTACTCAGATTTTTCATCTGTCTTTACCAAACATTTTCCTTATTAAGACTTTTTTTTAATTTTTCAAGCTCAATTTAGATATTTTTCTCTAATTTGATGATTTGAATAATTAAAATGGTAATTCTTCATCAAATCACTCTTTAATAAGATATTCTTTTTGTAATTCATCATCTCTAGTCGTCAAATATTTATCTATGAACTCATCTTCATTTGGATTAGTTCAAAACATCCAGAACATATTATATCCAAGTGCCTCAAACGTTCTCTTGACTCAATCCAACTCATCCTTAGGAAGATTATAAAATCTTTGCCTGTTCAATCTGCTTTTTAGACTTCTTATCTCTAACTCTTGCCTCTTTATAAGCCTCTCAGCCTTCTCTAAAGTAAATTCATCCTTAACTCATTTAACTACT